ACTGCAAAGCGTATTTTTGACAGGTTAGTTGAGGAAAAAAGTTTCTCAGGTGCAGAATCTACTATTCGCAAAGCTGTGAAGAGCTTGAGGAAAGAACACTCAGTACCACCTCAAGCTAATGTACCTCTCTCATATGAGCCTGGCGAAGCAATTCAGATTGATTGGGGAGAAGCTACCGTTTATATTAATGGCGAAAAAACTAAGCTCTATACATTCTGTGGAAGGCTCTGTTATAGCTGTGATATATTTGTTCAGGTATTTAAGGCAGCCAATGAAGAATCTTTTCTTGAAGCCCAGCAGCTTATGTTTAGCTTCTTTGGTGGTATTCCTAAACGACTTATCTTTGACAATGCAAAAGTAGCTGTGAAGGAAGGCTTTGGCCTTTATGCAAAACCTCAAAATAAATATCGCTCTTTCAGTGCTCATTATGCTTATAATCTATGGCTTGCAGAAGAAATGAATACTTATGTAATAGGATTTATTTCTTCTAAAATTGAAACTACAGGAGAAAAAGTATTAATACGGCATGGCTGGTGCGTTAAAGATGAAGAAATAATTGATAGTACTATTTGCCATTTAAAAGATGCAAAAGAAAGAGAATACTATCCATTTCATATATTTGATGATAAACCATATTTCTTTAAAAATGTAATGCATAATGTTGCGGGTTATGCCTGCAATGAATGGAATATAAAAGAAGAAAACCAATTTATAAAAGGGTTAATAGATAGGCTGAATTTAAGATATCACAATGGTTCGTATTTACACTAAAAACTAAGGGGGATTTAAAGATGAGAAATCAATTTAAAAGCGGTATGGATATTAGTGCATTAGTTAATAGTGGTGTTAAATATAAAACGATTACCAAGTGTTCTATCCAAAAGTCAAAAGAAATTAATGATGTAATAACCAATATCGTTATTGACGAATCAATTAGTTCAGTAGAAATTAGGGCTAATTATTTAAATGAACATGAAGCAATGAATTGTAGGTTTACGGGAATTATTGGCAAACCATATATTATAGGTATGACCATTGATGAACTTACAGATAAGATTAAGGCTTTAATAAAGAATGATTTAGAAGCAATATTATGTGATAACCATATCGTAGGAGAATCGAATGTTGAACATCTTGAGTTGGTTAATAAGCTTTTAAGTAAAATAAATGGCACATATACACCAGATGAAGAAAAAGAACAGAAGACGCTTATTGATAAAACTTTATGTGATGTAGTGAGAGATATTTGTGATTGCATAAAAACTGATATTCCATTAAGTATAACATTTGATGGGGTTAAATTCGTATCAGTACAACCAACTAATCTAAATGAAATTGCTAATACATTACAACATACCAAAGGCAATTTTGATAATTTTACAAATCATACTTATCATTATGTTGAATCAATAAATGTACAAGATTTAATTAATAATGAGTTTGAAAAGGTTGGATTATCAATCATTGACTTATTAAACGATTATAAGAATTCTATATATTACTTATGGGACATCCATAAAAACGATAATAAATATTTGATCGCCAAAGGAGATGTTGCGCAAACTATGATTGATGGTATACCATTCTTCTTTGATAAAAGTAGTGCTTATCAAATGATTCCTAATGTATATAGTCAAAATTTGGAGTTTGAGGATAAGCGAACAATTAAAGAAACTATAAATAACTTATTATCAGACTTGGATGGAATAGAAGAGATAGGATTTAGAGATGAAGATAGAAAAAAAATTATTGATAGTACTAAAGGTTGGATTAAAGAACTACTAAAATATACTGAAGGAAATTACTATAATGTTACCCTTAAAGAAAGTTATCTCTATTGTGTAATAGATGAGCAAGGTAACATTATTAAAACTCAAGAGAAACAAATTAATTAAAGGGACAATCATAAAATTAGGGGGAATTAAAAATGGACGAAGAACAACAAATTCTTATAGATTTCTTCAAGTTTTCAGAATCACCACACACTCATAATGAGTGGTTCAATAAGTTTTTCAGCCTATCGTTAAAATCTGGAGATTATAATACATTCACATATTGGATGTTTAAATCTTTAGTGATGGATAAGTATCTAACTCATATTCCCAAAGAGTATGAGTTAGATTTATTCTTAAATTTATATCAGCACATACCAATTGAAAATACTTATTCAAGGCTACTAAGGACTATGATTGATAGAGAGCCGAACGATCACAAGTTACAGAGGATTAAGCAAGTTGAAACAGACTTAGCCGATTATATTGATTCTGATGGATATGTACAGGCATATAGAGGGGTATTTGAAACACCTAACACTATTGACAAACTTATCATACAAGGCAGTTTTGAGTTAAAAAAGGCACTTAGTTTCACATTAGATAAAGATATTGCTTATTGGTTCGCAACTAGGAAACAACCTGAAACAGCTAAGGTTATCTCGATTAGAGCACCAATTGAAAGAGTATTATTATACACCAATGAGAGAAGTGAAAAAGAAATTATGGTCTTACCATCAATCATTAAGGGTAAGAAGTACTTAGATATTATAGAAGAAATAGTTGTTTTTGATAAAGGTAAGATAAATAAGATTGATGCAATGATGAAAACTAAAAACTAATATAAAAAGAACATGTATTATTATCGGCGAGGCGACTGCCCCGCCTTGAGGTGGACGAAACGTAAGGTTATGAAAATTTAGTTAAAATTTATGTATATTGGGGGAGTCACATTGAAGAAACAAACAATGGTAAAAATGTACAACTTTACACAACAAGATTTAAATTATGAGCAAACAGATTGTATTCAAATCAAAAATTATGATGAGGATACTTTAAAATTAAAAGAAGCTAGAACAGGCTACAACATTCTATTAGATGCCTATATTAAATATAACTATGGCACAGACAAGCAATTAGAAAAGGATATGATATTTGACTCAATCTTTAAATTAGCACTTCCAGAAGATGAAGAAGCAGCACTGAAACTATGTAAGGATGGTGTAGTGTTTAATGGCAAAAAGTATATTGGATATTTTGCCACTCCATCTATGATGAAGTATGAAGAAAGCGAAGAAGATGGTAAGTGTCAGATGCTATTTATTCAAGATGATAAAAAGGATTTCAGAGACTTCTTTGAGAATCTAATAACTCTTGGCAAGATCGATAATCTATACGATAAGAATATAAAAATATGCAAAGACTTTTTAAGTAGAATATCATTAGCTACTTCTACGTCTTTTAAATTAAATTATATACCTAAGATAATCATTGTAGATGAAATTGAATTTACTTATACAGCCAACTATATCACTCCTAAAATAGTAGATGGAGATATAGAACTACAGAAATTACCTGATCATCCTAAAGCACACGTTATGTCAGATGGTGGTGGAATAATGTCACTTAAGATGGCTGATAGTATAGGCGAGCAATTAGGACTTGATTATAAAGTAGACTATTGCATTTTTAGATATTATGCAGGGCTGGCAATGAAAGGTGGATTAACTAGGGTTGATTTTAATGATTTCTTTTCAACCTACTATACAGAAGATACACCTTACTTTAGAAGAAAAAATGGTCAGTCTGAAATTAAAAATGTCTATGGTGAGTGGCAGACAGTAGCTGATGCAGATATGATTGTTAATACTTCATGTGCTAAATGGTATAAGCATTTTCTTGATAAAAAAGATGGTTCTATATTTGGTATGGAAGAAGTAAATAAACTTATATCCGAAGTTGAAGAACCTTACAAAGACTTAATAAGCAATATATTTATAACTAAAGTCAACAAAGTCGAATGTAAAAAAATGACAAGAGCAAACTATCAACTAATTGGAAATTTAGCACTTACACCAAATCAGATTGCAGAGTTAAGCAAATATACAGAGGATATGTATAAACGCATATTAGACAATGATATAGATACCCTTAAACTGTTTTTAAATGACATCGTTAAACAAGAGGCAGAGGGTAAAATAGAAGAGTTAGTACCTAGCACAAAAATGAAAGCACTTCTTGATATGAATGAGGATTTTATAAAACTAGGAACCATTCAGCGTGATAAAGCGAGATTAATCAATAAGAAAATTGGAGAGCTATGTGGAAGTAAATTCTATATACATGCAGACTGGAAGTACATGGTTGCTGATCCTATAACACTTATGTTTTGGCTCTTGAAAAGGACAGATGATACTATCAAATACGCTGATTTTAGTTTAAAAGAAAATGAATTCTATATTCCAAGATTAGCAGACAAAGAATATGTTCTTGAAAGATGCCCTTTGAATTGCTATACAGAGTTGAGAAAAGTTAAGACTTGTAAAAATGATATATATGATAAGTATCTAGGTGATTTAACACAGGAGATTATCATATTTAATCAAGTGGATAATAAGGTACTAGATGGGGACTATGATGGCGATTTTTGCTTATGTGTAGATGAGCCTACTATATATAATGCAGTAGTAGAGCCAGAGGATAATTATCAATTTATCAATTTGGATGATGATAAATCTACAAGCGGAGAAATGAAGTTTGAAAAGGATTATACAAATAGATACACAGCTACAATTAGAGCTAGTGGTAATGAGATTACACGGTTAGCCAATTGGGGTAGTGTAGTAACGGATATAAGCACAGAACTTGGTTATATAGGACAAAAGAGTAACAATTATTATACCTATTCCGATATCAAACAGAAAATAAAAGATGATCCTAAATTTATAAAATTATATAAAGATGCGAAAAAGATATCAAATAAAAAAGAACGTTCAGCAAGGTATATGGAATTAGGATTAAAAGTAATACAGAAAATTGATGAATTAGTTGAAACTGGTAAACTTATTCCTGAGTGGGTGAAATATTCAGAGGAAGAGCTGAAAGAAGAGATTATAAAAGGATTTTATGATAAAACAAAATATGGTTATTATCTGCTTAGATTACAACAATTAGGTATTGATAGAGCAAAAACTCTTAAGTCTATTCCAGAAGAAGAAATGGAGCTTATAAAAGACGTTATGAAAGATTGTAAAAAGCCAAGATTTATGAAGTATCTTAAAAGAGATGTTAAAAATATAAATACTGAAATAAGAAAAAATGCTATCAATATGAATGCATCAAGAATAGCTGGAACTCTTTATAAAGAAGATATTGAAGAGAGTAATAAACCAGATAATAAGGCTAAAATGCTTTATCCGTATATGACATATGAAGTTGTAGATGAAGAGCTATTTGAGAGGTCTAAAAAAGAATTAAGGCTAATCTATGATAATCATAATGAAGAGCATAACACAATTCACTTTACAAAGTATGAAGATAGCGAAGTGAAGAGTGCTGAGTTTAAAAAGTTGGATAGCAAGACCACTTTGGCTATTAAAGAGTTAGAAGAAAAATATGGGTTCAGATATATTGCTTTTGCATGTGTAAGAGAAAAAATAAGCGAAAATTTTACAATTGCGTACTGCTGGAATAGTCTCTATGCAGCACTTAAAGATAAAGTTAAAAAAGATACTACTGCTTTTATTCAAGATGAAGAAGGAAAATATGAATACTTAGGTAAGAAATACAGGAAGGAAATTACTAAATACAATATGAATGAAAATCTACAATACGAACAGCAGGTAAGAGCCTATAAAAGATTAGGCGAAGGATTTAAAAAGGAAATTAGGATCGGTGTTAAAAATATAAGTTTATTAAAAGAAAATGCTAAAGTTGAAGTTAAGCCAAGACCTAAAGGTGATGGAACACAAAATATTGAGTTGTATGTAGATAATAGAAACTTAGGATTTGTTTTCTATGATGCTAAGAATACACAGATTACCGATACGCTCAATATCAAGGATTTAAAAGATTTTAGTATATATAGTATAGCTAATATATCTGCTAAACAAACAAGCGCAACTATATTTATTACAGATTGATATTATCGGCGAGGCGACTGCCCCGCCTTGAGGTGGTAGGTTAGATTAGCCTATTTAAAACAAAACTATAAAAATAAAATTAAACGGAGGAATGTAAAAATGGAGAATGTAAAAAAAGGAATGGAATTTAGAAGTAAAGATTTTATCGTAAACAATAATGAAATTCTAGGTGTACTATTTCAAAAAGTGTGCGAAGCGTTAGAAAAAGCAGATAAACGAGATGTTGAAATGTACATAAGCGAGTGTACGCACACTGAAAACGAAGAGTTTGCAAGTTTTGATGTAATACCATATGAGATTTTTCAGATTGCAGATGAATTAGAAAATATTGCTCCTGAAGGTTGCTTTGTAGATAGCGTAAGTTGTTTTGGGGTAGATTTGGTTTTAAAGGATTTAATATGGCTGGGTGTGGATGAGATAAAAGAGCGCATTGAAGAAGCTATTGCAAACTATAAAAAAAGTATCTTCTATATATGGCAGCGTGATAACAAAGAGAATGCAAACAATGATCTTGATATTACGTTAGAAGTCACAGGTGAAACTGCGATTATGTGGATAGATAACACAAAACTTATATTTAAATCTGAAAATGATTATATGTTATCGGATAATATCTATACCAACAACATGGATATAGAAAAAATTATGAATATTGCTGATGGCATCAAATCAGCATATAAGGCCTTAGAAGAAATAAATAGTGATACTACATATGGCTATATTGAAAAAGAAGATTTAAACCAAAGTATATTGAGTTGGATTGATACACTTAAACAATATGAAGCTACCAATTCAGTGTGTGGATTTGATGCAGAGCAAATGTGCTATGTAATTATAGATGAGCAAGGTAATGTGATCGAAACACAAATTTAATTGAAATATAGGCTCTCCAGAGCAGGAGAATCTTAATCATGATAAACAAAATATAGGGAGGTAGTTATGGAAGAGATGTTGATGGAAAGAAAAACTGTTTATGTCAAGAACACGGGAGAGGTTTTATCGGATACAGTAAAAAATATCATCCCGAAAACACCTGAGCAAGTTAAAAAAGAAAATGATGCTGTTAGACGTAAGGATGAATCGAATGAGTTTAAGATGTTAATAGATGAAGGGTTTAATGGATTCTATTTTTACTTTTATGAAAAGATGAAAACTATAAATATGATTAATAGCATGAAGACTAGATTTCTATATCTATGTTCATTTGTCAGCTATAATACTGATGGTTCTTTATTAGTTGACACGGATAAAGAAACTAGTGCAAGGGTTCCATTAAGTAAAGATGATATTAGGGAAAAATTAAAACTAGGAGATAGAGAGTTTTATAAAACATTAAAAGAACTGTCTAAGAACAGCCTAATAGAAGTTAATGGTAATGGTAATTATTGCATAAATACCGACATGATCTTCCGAGGCAAATTAAGCATTTCTCAAAAAAAGAAAAATTATACTAGAATGTTCATGGAGGGGATTAAGAAGCTGTATAGGGAGTGTAGTCCAAAACAACATAAGCAGCTATATTATTTATTCATGATTCTTCCTAACATAAATTTAAGATTTAATTGTGTTTGTACATATGATACGGTTGACAAAGAGATTGAATCAGAAATTGAAACATTAAACATGAAAGAGATGTGTGAACTAATAGGATATAATCCTGCTAATAGCGCAAAAATAACAAATGAATTATTTGAGTTGAGAATTGACGAGAAAGAAGTAATGCTGGAGGTTAGAAGGCATAAGAAAAAGTTTATTAAAATTAATCCATTAATTTACTATAAGGGTACAGATATAAAAGACCTACAGGGATTGATTTCAGATTTCAGATTATAAAAATAGTACTTTTGTGCAAAAAAGACCCTTGAAATAGTATTTTTGTGCAGTAAAAAATCGCTATATCCATTGATATAACTACATTCTGGCAAAAAACTATATATTGATATATAGACATAACATCTACTTAATAACATTTATAGTTGTATTATATATTATTATAATTAATTTGTAAATAGTTATTTATAAAATTTAGATGATACTTTTATTATATAGCTAATCAAAAATAAAAAGAACAAATGTTGCGAGCAAAATCTGCCAAGATTTGCAAGCAAAAGATATATGACGCAAGGAATATATCTTAGTATTTATAGGAGAATAGAGTATTTTTTAAAGTGCCAAAAAAATACTATTTGTTTCATGGCAAAGTGCGCCATTTCACAAATCAAATGGTTTTTATCTATATTTTTAAATAATAGACAATTACAAATAGCATGTTTTATCTATTGTTAAAATATTATACAAGATGTAGAATATTATTGTAATTATAAAATACTTAGGAGGAATGGGATTATGGAAGTTAAAAAAAGTGATTTAATTATTGATGAATATGGACAATATTATTCTATCATACAGAGTCCACAAAAAAATAAATTAAAACTTGTCAATTCTTTTATGTGGTATAGTTTTTCGGAACAATGGGGAATAGATTCTATTGGTCTTAATTACAAAGGTTGTTATGATGGGCAAAGAGCTATGGATAAGTTAAAATATAGGATAGATGAAATTAGCAATAAAAGAGTTGATGCATATATTTATAATATAAATGATGTAAAAATGGAATATGATATTGAGGTAATCGCCTTATATTGCAAAAAACCAGAAGTAAAAAAACAATTTTAATATAGCTAAATTATTATTAATTACATAAGAGGTAGTAATAGTAATAGAGGTTACAGAGCCTACCAAATACTGTACTAATAGTTATGAATCAGCTCATCTAAAAAGATGGGCTTTTTTCTATGCACAAAATTAAACTAAATGGAGGAATATACAATGATAATCAAAAAAGGTACAAAAATTAAAGAAAACTTAATGGGTATTTATGCAATTATAGGAATCAGAGAAGGTAAAGCCGATGCCTATTATATAGGTCAGGCAGGGCTTAATGGCATTGCTAAGAGGAACAGCTACCATATGTCAATGATTCGCTACAATAAGCATAAGTATCAAGAATTGAATGAGATATACAAACAGAATCCAGATAACATTAGATTTGAAATTTTAGAAATTGTAGAGGATGAAAATCTGCTGCCAGAGCTAGAGGAATTTTACATGAATTACTTTAAACATGTGGATGGTGTTGAAGTAATCAATAAAAGTAAAACTACAACATCACAGCCAAAACGCAAGAATACAGAGTTGATGAAGATAGCACAATTGGGAAGTAATAATGGTAATTGTAGTAAATTGGATGAAACTAAAGTGTGTGAAATAAATTGGCTTAAAGCTAATCCTAATGTACATCAAATGAGTACGGAAGAAATTGCTGACCATTATAACATTAGTGTGGGATATTACCATAGAGTGGGTTGCGATAGATGGTTAAGTGTTGGCAATAAGATGATTATACCTAGTTGGATTAATTAAGATGGAGGGAATGTATATGAGAAAGAATAAAATTAACGATATGATAGAATTACAGGAAATGTTGATTAAAATGATTCAAAAATGTGAGAGTATTATAGAAAAATGTGAGCACATTGAGGATGTCATAGAAGATAGTGGATTAGAAAATATTGAGGAGGATACAAACAATGCAGAAGATTTATAGAAGTATTAACTTTTTAAAACACTTAGATTACATAGGATTTCCATATAACATTAAATGTGGAGTAGATAGAAAGACGGGCAAGACTATTACAGTGGGCGTTGTGGAAGAGACTCCAGAGCTAATAGAGATTAAACGTAGATTTGATGCAAATATAGAAGCAAGAGAAGAAGAAGCACAGTATAGTCAAACTAAACGCAAACACTTTAATTTTAAGAGCGAGAACTGGAATAATCCAGAAGTATATATTCAGGAGGATAATGTACAATGATGATTACTATTAATGGATATGTATTAGATGATTTGGCAAAATGGCTATATTGTTTTTGCCTGTTATATGGTGTATTTTACACTATTAAGGATGTTGGCTACTTAGTATTGAGTGCTGGTCAGCAAATCGTTAAAAAATATAGAAAACAGTAGATAAATAAGTACATATTACCAGTCCTAAGAGTGGTATTTTTTTATGCCATTTTATAGGATTGGTATTGATAGTCAATGGACTTTAGATGGTACCATTAACGAGGTGCAATATGGATAGTAAGGGTTTGGCTGAGATGATTGAAAAATGTTGAGAATGGAGCGGTGAAATAGATAATGAGAGAATTATTAAATTATTTAAGGATTGTTTTTGTAAGTAAATGGTTTGTGTTGAGTATAATAATTTCTGCATTAATATCTGTATTTATAGGAAAGGCATTTACATTGTCGTTTATAAATGCCTTTATGTTTGCTAGTATAGCATTATATGAGAATAATAAAAAAAATGCTTATGTCGTACAATTAGAACAAAATGATAAGGTAATAGGTAGGGTTAGACATGACAGATAGGAGTAAGTTAAAGAATAAAGAGCATAAAATTGTTTCAGATGATGAAACATTAAAAGATATTGAGTCACTTGATTGGGGTATGCTATGGTTAGAGTTTTTATTATAATGGTAGGTCAATTGATAGGGCGTGTTACATATGTGCAGTGGTTTTATTTCTAATGATATGATACCACTATTTGGGTAAAGTTTTGATCCAATCCATTACAAAGTACATAATAATACTTGTAACCATAGCAATTATAACATCGCTGATTTTGGAGAGCAGAAGTTCTTTGATATATATAAGTCTATATGCTCTTTTATCTTCGAAATATGATAAGCCTTCAGGAAGGACTTTGATAGTTTGAAAACCATCATATGGATGAACAAGTTTAATGAGATTATCGTTAGCCAAGGAATTAAGAATATCTTCAAATAAAGGCATTTCTTCAAAGTGTTCATAAATTGGAGTAGGATTATCAAAGTAGGTTTGATTTGTCTGACTCACTATTTTAAGTAGATATTTAAGAATTTTTTCTTTATCTTTATTTATTTTCATATCATACCTCCATTCATTGTTTTTTGATATTATTATAACATAATATTTACTTAATTTTAAATAGTTAGTATAATTATGAGATATAATATCAAAAGATGGAGGATATGTGAATGGCTAATGATGATATTTACTATAGGTATAAGAGAGTATTTAAAAATAGTATAGATGATTTTATATCTCAAGCTGAAAGTTATATTATGGGAATGACTTTAGAAGAAAGAAATAGATTTCAAATAAGGTTGAAAATAGATATAGAAAAAGAAGAAGAAAAACGTAATATTAAAGGATATAATATAGCATTCTTTGGTGGAGTATTTATTGTTTTAGTAACGGGCATTTTACAAAATAAAAATTGGGAAATACTTTTGAACATAAATGTTGAAAGGTTGGTATTAGGTCTTATTATTTTTACTTCTTATTTTTTATATACATATTTAATGTTTCAACTATGGATATATTTTAGAAAAGATAAGATGACATATTATAAAGCGTGGTTAGAAGTTTATAGTTTATGTAAAGATAAATATATAAATGATATATCAAATATTGAAGAGGATAATGAGGGAAGTAATGATAATAATAAATTTAACCATATGGAGGACATAGAGAGCAATATTAACTATAATAAGCTAATTAGAAGATTAACTTCTTGGAGCACATGGGGAATAAATCCAGTAACAGTTAATATTTCTATGGATATCATAAAGAGAATAGAAAAAATAGTTAAAAATGAGTGTATTACGAAATATGATAAGAAAATGCTTATATCCATAATGGATGGATATACTGATAGCATTAATAGTATAAATACGTATGTAATACTTATGGTAACTGTTTTATCAACTTTCGTAGTAGGAATCATAGTTAAAATTTTTGAACTGACGTTAATACTAAAAGATTCAAGTCTTATAATGGTTTGCATACTTGTATTAGCATCACCTTATTTTTATACAGGAAATCAAAAAAGAAAAACTAAATATAATATTATCAGATCAGTTGCTAAAGAATTATTAAAAGAAGAAGCAAGTGAAAAATAATACATAACTAATTCATAGAACTTACTTTGACGAGTAGGTTCTTTTTTTATTGCTTAAAAACAAGAAGAGGAAGGTGACGTAATACTTTATAAACTATGTCCTAGATGTGAATGTAAGATGGAATATACAAATAAAGAATGTCCCAATGGCTGCATGAGCAAAGGCAGGAGATTTAATAACAAAATCTATGATACTTACAACAGAAACAAAGATAGTAAATCTATATATGAAAGTAAAGAATGGAAGTTGTTAACCAATAAATGTGCAAGGAGGTTTTGTTACATAGATATTTATAACTTATATGTGTTAGGTAAAGTTGAACATGGAACACTCAGCCATCATATTATTGAGGTTGAGGAAGATAAGACCAGATCATATGACATAGAGGATTTGATATGGCTCAACTCAGTTAATCATGCTTATATACATAGCGTTTATAAAAAAAGTGATAGAGCAAAGAAAGAGATGCAGAAATTATTATTTGATCTGATAGAGAGATGGAAAGTTGACTATGGACAAGTGGGGGAGGGGTAGAAAGTTATATTTGATATCTGAAAAAACCGTTGTGCCGGTGATTTGTAGCAAAAACTCGTTTTACCAGAAAAAATGGGAATTATTATCAATTAGAAAAGAGGTGAGAAGATGGCTAGACCAAAAGAACCAATAGAATTATTACTTGCAAAAGGTAATGTTGCACATAAGACAAAACACGAAATTGAAGAAAGAAAACAAAGTGAGATTAAGGCACCTACAGATAACGTTGAAGCCCCTTCTCATTTGTCAAAAAAGCAAAAGTTAAGATTTGATTATCTTGCCTGTCAACTTTTAGAGGCTAATATATTTACTAATTTAGATGTTGAATCTTTAGCACGATATGTTGTACTGGAAGAACAATACAACACTATTACAAAGGCTTTAAATAAGTTGGATATTTCTTCTATAGAATATGACAAAATGCTAATTAAGCAAACTAAAGTATTTAGTATGTTGGACAAACTTAATAATCAACTATGTTTTAATATAATAAGCCGATGCAAAGTATCCGTCCCCAAAAAACAAGAAAAGCCAAAAAATAAGTTTGAAAAGTTTGGTAGCGCTAAAAATGGATAGAGTAACGGCATATGCTATATCAGTATTAAATGGGGAAATAATTGCTGGAAACTCTGTTAAATTAGCATGTAAAAGACATTTAGATAATTTAGAAAGTAGTAAGTTGGCTCCATATAAATATAGATTTGATGTTGACAAGGCTAATGAGATCATTAATTTTGCAGAAACTCTAACTCTTGCAGAGGGTGGAGAGCCACAACCGTTAAAATTATATCCATTTCAAGACTTTATTTTGGGTAGTTTATATGGATGGATACATAAAGATACAGGGTATAGACGTTATAGACAATCTTATATACAGATAGCAAGGCAACAGGGTAAGTCACTGTTAAGTGGAGTCCTTACAACATATAATGGAAATTTTATTCCTTATAATTATGGATTAATATTATTGGGCGCTACTAAAAAAGATCAGGCAAAAATTGTATTTAATGAGGCGGTAAAATTTATTGAATCAGATGAAGATTTAAGTGAACTTTTTAAGATTAAAGATTATAAAAGTGAAATTGAGTGTAAGTTAACAAATACAATAATTCGTGCTATTGGACGTGATAGTAAAACATTAGATGGATTTAGAGCCATATATGCCAGTGTTGATGAATATCATTTGCATAAAGATAATCAAATTTATTCTTTGTTCAAAGATGGTCAGAAAAAATTAAAAGAATGTTTATTAAATTGTATAACTACTGCTGGTTTTACAATTGATGGTGCATGTCACAAGCTTTATAGATATTGTAAAGATGTGCTAGAAAGCATAGAAATAAATGACACCCAATTTGTTTTTATAGCCGAATTAGACGAAAATGATGATTTGAACGATTGTAATAATTGGTATAAAGCAAATCCAACCATGCAATATGACTTAGATTCGCTAGAAGTTTTAAAAACAGATTATGCACAGGCTAAAAAGATGGGTGGTAAAGATTGGAACAACTTTCTTACTAAACAACTCAACATGTGGGTAGAATTTACTGATGTAAAATATATGAATATGACCGCATGGCATAAATGTGCCAGTGATTATACATTAGAGGATTTTAGAGGTAAAGAGTGTAATGTTGGTATGGATTTATCTTCAGGCGGAGATTTAACATCAATTTGTTTTGAGTTCACGTTTTTTGAAGGTGATGAAAAGAAATATTTTGTGCATCACCATTCTTTTATACCATCCACCAGAATTAAAGAACATGAACAGACAGATAATGCACCATATCACCTATGGATTAAGAAGGGGTTAATCACAGTCACAACTAGAGGTGGTGGTATAAAAACAGACTATAAACAGGTACTAAGGTACTTGAAACAAACTACAAAAGAGTATGATTTGCAAGTTGATATGATTTACTATGACCAAGCTAATGCAAGTATGTTTTTGGCAGATCTAGAAGGGATAGCAGATTGTTTAGACGTATGGCAGAACAGTAAGAGCCTAAATGATAGTGTCATGGATATTAAATATGAGGTTGAGGCAGGTAATATTTATTACAACAAAGAAGATGAATTGTTAACATGGGCAATAAATAATGCTGAATTAACACCGCCTAGAATGGGATTTGTGATGTTAGATAAAAATAGTAGGTTTAAAAGAATAGATCCCGTGGCTGCGTGGGTGGATGTACACAAGTTTAGCATGAAAATTGAGCAAAAGAGTAATTATGACCCAGTTAAGGCATTAGATTCTATGGATTGGTAGGTGAGTAAAATTAAAAAAATGATGAAAACAATAAAGGGAAAAATAAAGATGAGGTTATTAATTGCTGACTTGCTAATTATAATCTCTTTTTTAGTGCTATTTTTTACGACAGCAATTCTTAATATATATATTGCTATGTACTTATTATCCGCAGCATTATTTGTATTAAGTTACTTTGTACAGAAAGAGAGGTGATAAAATGTTTTGGGACAAAATAGAAAGTAGAAGTGCTGTTAATGTAAATGATTGGAAAGAACTTTATAGTTTTGAAAATGGTTATGATATCACACCATTTGATTTAGAGATGAAAGAAATTACATATTTTAGTTGTATTAAAATAATCTCTGAAAGTATCGCCAAATGTACATTACAGGTTAAAAATGAAACAGTTAAAGGGGAAACTATAGCAAAAGAACATTATTTAAATGATATGTTAAGGCTAAGACCAAACCCTTATATGAGTGCTATTGATTGTTATAAAGCATTTGTAGCGTTAGGCAAGCATCATGGATATGCTGGCTTATATATAGCTAGGAAATCAAATAAAATAAGCGGACTGTATCCTGTTAAAATTACAGGTTGCACAATAGACAACGCTGGATTAATTAAAGGTACAAAGAATAATAAAATTTTATGGGATTTTGAAAGCGTAGAGGGGGAAACGGGTGGTTGTTTTGATAAAGATATTATAATGCTAAAAGATTTTACTTTAGATGGTATTAAAGGTAAAGCGAATAGGTCTATATTATCTGAGAGTTTAGATACAAGCATGAAGAGTCAGAAGTACCTTAATACATTATTTGCAAATGGTTTAACTAACAAACTAGCAGTTCAATTGACGAGTGATATCAAAGAAGAAAAAGAAATTAATAAGATTCAAGATAAATTTAATAGAATTTATAGCAGTACGGGCAGAGTATTTACTATCCCAGCTGGATATAGTGTGTCTTCTTTAAATTTAAATTTAGCCGATGCTCAGTTCGTTGAACTTAGGAAATTAAGCAAAGAAGAAATAGCAACCAGTTTTAACGTACCTCTTAGTAAATTAGGTATTCAGCGAGATACGGCGATCAGCGAAGAACAAGACAATATTAAATTTTTATCGGATGCTTTGCTTATTATTTTTGAACAGATAGAGCAAGAAATGGACTGGAAACTCTTGACGGAATCCGAAAGGAAAAAAGGATATAAGATAAGGTTTAATATTAACGTATTGCTAAGGACAGACAGTAAAACCCAATGTGAAGTAATAACCAAGTACACAAATCAAGGTATTTATAGTTTGAATGATGCTAAAGAAATATTGGGTAAAGAAAAACTAGAGAATGATGTAACTCTATTCCCAAGTGGTCAAATTACCCTTGAAGCCTTAATTAATGGAGAGGCCAGTTGGCAGAAAGTAGGTGATAATGATGATAACGTTGCAGCAAGCAAAACAGTACCTAAAGATTGATTCAGATTATGATGACGAGTATATAAATACTTTAATTGATACTAGTCTGATTTACATTGACAGTTGTGTTGGGGATGCTTATAAAACTGATGAAAAAGCAGTAAAGTTAGCAAATTTATTACAATTAAAATTAATGAGTGACTTATACGATCAAAGAGATTATGAAGTGGCTAATAATGTAAAGCAAGATAAAATTGTAACAACTATATTAGATAAATTAGGCAACTACACATAAAAGGGGGTGATTAAATGCCTGAACATGAAGTAAGAAGTTTGATTAATAAATTTGAAATAAGGGAAATAGGAGAAGGTGATGAGAAGCAAACACATATACAAGGCTATGCGTTAACCTTTGATACAATCAGTGAAGATTTAGGATTTAGAGAAACCATAAGAAAAGGTGCTTTAGATAATACAGATATGAATGATGTTATTCTAAATATTAATCATGACAATAATTATATCCTTGCACGTAATAACAAATCTGATGGAATCGGCAGTTTAAAATTAACAATAGATGAAAAAGGACTATTCTTTGATACTATTCCCACTGATACCTCTTATGCAAGAGATTTAATTAAAAATATGGAAAGTGGTATCATTGGTAAATGCAGTTTCAGATTTAGCCTAGATTGGACAGATGATGATGCTCAATCTTGGGATTGGGACGATGGAACCAGAGGTTATGATTTTAGGACAGTTAATAAAATAGAAACTATTATGGATGTAAGTATTGTTACATTTCCAGCGTATAATTCTACTTCTACTACTTTATACAAGCGTAGTAAAGAAGAGCGTGAAAAGGATTTGCAGACAATTAAAGAGTTAGAAGAACTTAAAGTTGATTTAGAGCTATTTAAAATTTCAAATGAGATTTTTTAATAGTTCTTTTTTTATGCAAAAAATTAAAAAATATATAGCCAAACATGGCAGAAGGATGAGGTAAAAATTATGAATATTGAAGAATTAAGAAATGAGATTGTAACTAAAACTGATGAGTTAGCAAAGAAAATTGAGGCGAGAGATGTAGAATCTGCAAAAGCCTTAAAAGAAGAAATTAGAAAGACTAAGGAATTACTTGTTTTAGCGGAAGAGCAAGAAGTAGAAGAAAGGCAAGCATTAGAAAATCAAAAAAATCAAACACAAGAAAGAGGTAAAGAAATGGGAAAAGTAAATGAAATGAGAGCAGTTATAAAAAGTCTTATGGGTAAGGAATTAACAGCGGAAGAAAGAGCAGCTATTAAAACAGTTGATAATAGTGCAGTAATACCAAAACAATTTGTTAACGAACTTCAAGAAATTAAAAAGGGATTTGGAAGCATCAAAGAATATTGTGATATTATCCCAGTTACAAAGAATGAAGGTACGATTCCAGTTGTGGATTTAGATCAGAACACATTACCAGAGGTTGTAGAGGGTGACAATATTCTTGACGGTACACTTGTTACAACAGAGTTACCTTTTAAATGTGCAAAACATGGTTTAATTCAACCTCTAACATCGGAATTAGTAGATGATGCAGAGGTTGAAATTGAAAGTTTAGTTAATAAAAACTTTGCTGAAATTGTAACTGTTGTTGAAAACACAAAGATTTTAAAAGTAGTTAAAGACAATGCAGTAGCGGTTACTGGTGCCGTAGATTACAGTGACGTAGTAAGCGCTATTGATAAATCTTTACCTTCTGTAAAGGCTGGATTAATTACAGTTACAAACGTTGAGGGATATGCTTATCTGAAAAATGTAAAAGACACACAAAAAAGACCTTTGAATCTTATAACTGAAATCAACGGTAAATATATGTTTAATGGTAAAGAGTTATTAGTTGTAGATGATACATTATTACCTATTTCAGAAGGGAAATCACAGGTATTCTACATAGTTAATATGAAAGAAGCTGTAAAGTTCTGCGACCGAAAAGCAGTTACTATTGCAAAATCTAAAGAAGCAGGATTTGATAATGATACTGTGAAAATTAGAATCCTTGAAAGATTTGCAGTTGCGAAAGGATCTACACGTTCTATTAAAAAGATTGAATTTTAATTAATTGGGGTAGGTAAATCCTATCCCTCTTATTTTAAAGAGGGCGGTGACATATGCAGATAGGAGACATGAAAGATAGGATTACAATCCTAAAGCCTAAAGAGCAGACAAGTATTATAGATTTATCTGATGATAACTTTGATGATTATATAACTGTTTGGTCAAAGGTTGAGTATGTATCTGTAAAAGAAATGTATTCAAGTGAAGCAGTAAATTTCTCCAATACCCTTAAATTTATTATTCGATATCGTGAAGATATTAAAAATAATATGGCTATTAGGTATAAGTCTAATACATATAAGATTCAAGGAATAAAACCTCTTGATAAAATGAATACTTATTTAATTATTGTAGCTAACATTATAGAAAATGAGGGATGGTAACTTATGAGTATGAATGTTAAACAAGAGGGAGAATCATTTGAAGTATGGCTGAATGATATTAATAAATTTACAGATGTTGCACAGGAAAAAATACTTAAAGAAAGTGCTACGATTATAAAAGAAAAAGCTGTAAGTGAACTAAATAGAATCCGTACCAATGATACAGAAGAAAGAGAGCAATATAAACACATGGCAGATGATGTACGTATTGTAACTGGTACAAATAAATACGGCGGTAAAATTGTTAAGGTTCAAGGTGGTAAGACGGGTACAAAATGGCACTTAGTTAATGATGGAACCTATGGCGGTAAAGGTGCTAGACATTTTATTGATAATGCACTGAATCAAACTGAATTTGAAATTGACAATATTATAGACAGAGTTTTAGGTGGTGGTTTTAATGGTTGAAAAAGTAAAAGAGGTATTGGAACCTTTAGTATTACCTACGGCATGGCAATTGAGACCAGCATTTGATGGTAAGAAAACAGTTATCAGTTATCATTTTTTCGGTGAATCTGATGCTTGTTTTGGGGATGGCGAAGGCAATGAAGAAATAGGCTCTTTACAAGTAGATATATTTTCTCTTGTGGATTATAGAAGCACTGTTAAAGAAGTAAAGAGACTTCTAAAATTAGCTAAGTTTAAATTTGCTTATGCTAATGATGATGTCGAAAAGGTAAGCGATAGTAAAGTAATCTATCACAAAATATTAATTTTCAATTATATAGAAAGTGAGGTTTTATAATGAATAACAGAATAAATGTTAAAAATTTACATTATGCAAAAGTAACAGTTGATCCCGCTACAGGGGCATTTACATATGATACACCTAAATTAATTAGTAATGCCATGCAAGTAGGTTTTACACCCACGATTGCAGAGGGAACGTTATACGGAGATGGGAGTATAAGTGACCAGATTTCTAGGCTTACAGGGGCAAATATAAGCCTGCAATTGAATAAAATGCCTATTGAGGATGCAAATATTATGCTTGGCAAAACCAAGGATGCTAATGGTATTACCCATGACAACGTTAGTAATGAAGCAGTACAAGTAGCTATTGGGTGGGAAGTTGAGTTAACGGGCTCAAAATCTGAGTTTATTTGGATATTAAACTGTAAAGCAGCACCTATGCAAAGCGAAGTACAACAAAGTACAGACAATATAAACTATAGTACAGATACTATAACTTTTACAGCGATGAAAGACCCACAAGGTGATATTAAACTTTTCGGTGAAACTGTTGATTCAGATTTCTTATGTGCCAATACTTGGTTCGCAAGTATTCCTCCAGTACCACCAGTTACCCCGTAATACTAAATTTACCACTGGCATGTTAATAGTGTGTCAGTGGTTTTCTTATTAATAAAATTAAATAATGGAGTTGATAAAATTGGCTAAAAGACGAATATTAATTAAACCTTTAGAAACGTTAGAACTTGAGTTTTCAGATGGCACAGTTAAAGAAGCATTGTTTAACACACAAGCAATAATGTTGTTGGTGGAAGAATTTGGTGAAATTAGTGAGATTGTAAAAGAAGCTAAAACTAAACCTTATGATTTTGCAAGTAAAATACTTTATTGCGGTATGAAAGTTTTAGACACTAGTGCAACATATGATGAGGTCAAAAACATCGTTGTGGGCGGTGGATTAGAATTAATAACAACTATAAGTGACTATGTGTATGAATCATTTATGACACAGGCTGATGAGGAAATGAAACTAAATTTTCAGGTAGAGTTGATAAAAATGAAGAAGAAATACATGAAATAGATTTTGAGACTTTATATTATGTATATTGTATCGAAATGAACAGGCCTGAGTCTGAATTTTTTATTAACTCATTAGGAAAAAACTTGTTATTAATAAACCTTCACGGTCAATTTAAAACTGGAAATATAAAACAAAAACCAAAAGAAGTCAAAAGCATGAGAGATATTAAGGGTTTAATTTAACCTTTAGCATCTCTTTTTTATTTTATAGAAAGGATGGTGCTAATAAGTGGCAGGTAAAAATTATAAGAGAAAAATAGTCCTTGAATTTGATGGAAGTTCGGTAAATAAGGGTACAGCAGACGTAAATAAACAAATGGCGTTATTAAATGCTGAATTTAATAAATCATCGGCTCAAGCGGTGAATACGGGTACAAGTTACGATAAACTAGGACTAAAACAAGAAGTACTAAAAGAAAAAGTTAGACTACAGGCTGAAAAAGTTGCTCTATTAACAACAAAAGTAACTGAATTAAGCACGGCAGAAAATAAGAATCAGACGGCTATTTCATCTAAAACAATTGAATTAAAGAATGCACAGGCACAATTATCTAGGCTAGAAACTCAATATCAAAGGGTTAATAATGAGGTGGCAAAAAGTAATACTGTATTTGGAAAAGCCAAAATGGAATTAGAAAATTTTCGCATGGGTGCTGATCGAGCTGGTATTAATCTTGATTCTCTTAAAAATCAATTTATGGCTACTGCTGCAGCAGTTGTTGCATTTGGTGTAGTAGCAACTAAGGCATTTTTAACGTTTGACCAAGCCATGGTTAAATCACGCACAATTATGGATGAAACACAAGTCAGCTATAACGATATGACCAATCATGTACTGGATATGTCAAAAAAATATGGTTTAGCAGCCGACGTAATGGCTAACGCAAACTATCAAATTCTAAGTAGTGGAATTGAAACATCTAAAGTAAATATAGTTTTAGAACAGTCTGCTAGACTTGCTAAAGCAGGATTTACAGATGCAAGTACTGCTGCTGATATTCTAACTTCTGCCATAAATGGATATGGGAAAAGTGCTGACGATGCAAGGGGTATTGTAGATTCATTTATAATTACTCAAAAATTAGGTAAATTGACTATAGGTGATTTGTCCGCAAGTATGGGTGATTTAATCTCGATTAGTGCAAGTGCTAAAGTGCCACTGGAGCAAGTAGAAGCAGCTATAGCTACAATGACACTCAGTGGAGTAAAAGCTGATACAGCTATCACAAATGTTAAACAAATTATGAGTGCATTAATAAGTCCGACAGCAGAAGCAGCGCAAGCAGCTAAAGATTTAGGTATACAATTCAATGTTGCTGCGTTAGAGAGAAAGGGATTCGCTGGATTTATGGATGATGTAATGAGGAAAACAGGTGGTAGCAAAGAGGAAATAGGTAAATTATTTGGAAACATCAAGTCTCTAAGCGGTATGTTGAATCTGACTTCTGACGGTGGTAAGAAGTTTACTGAGGTATTAGATCAAATCAAAAATAGCAGTGGGGCAACAGATGAAGCATTAAATATATTAGGACAGACTTCTAGTGGTAGATTAACAGTGAGTCTTAATGATTTAAAAGTATCTCTAGTTAAATTAGGTGAGGCATTAAGTCCAATTATTGACTTTCTATCCATCGTTGCAAAAGTTGTTGCTAGTATACCTGCCCCAGTAACTATGGGAGTAATTGCATTTGCAAGTATGGCAAAGATACTAGGGTTACTGAGCGCGGCATTGATTGCATTGGGTGCTGGTTCTGGTGTAGCATCTGCTGGTATAGCAAGTTTAGGATTAGCTGGTGGTATCTCTCTACCTGTTATATTAGCAATAGCTGCGGCAATTGCACTTGTAGTTGGTCTACTTGTATTGCTGTCAAAAGGAAGTAATGAGGCTAGTAACGCTCTTAAAAAGGTAGGTGCTGATAGTGCAAGTGTTGCTGGTCAAGTAACGGCTAATGCAAATAAACTAAAAGGCTCAGTTAATCAGGCTGGTTATAAGTCTTATGCGATTGGTACAAATTACCATACAGGTGGACTTGCTAAGACAAACGATGGAAATGGTGATGAATTGATAGATTTACCTAGAGGTTCAAGAGTATATACAGCTCAACAAAGTAAAGAAATGATGGAAAATATGAAAGTGGATAATACGGGCGTTGAGAATAAATTAGATGCCTTATTAGCTGAATTTGAACAGTTAAAACAGGCTTTTATTGATATGCCAAGAAAACAAGTGCAATTTGCAAGAGAGGGGTGATTATTAGATGAGTGAAATATTTAAATCCACAGGTAGCTATGCAACATCTTTAGCATGGAGAGCAACAAAAAGTGGTAACAGTACCTCTTATTATTCTGGTACGTCTGATATACCTTTTAATATTCCTAAAATATATAACAATATCAATTATATAGAAAAAGTAACAGTATTTTTCTATGCATACAGTGCTAGTGATAATAGTTATTATAATGGTTGGAGTGTTAACTATAAATACCTCAATAAAGAATATGGTGGTAATGCGGTCGGAACTGGCTGGCTTAGTTCAGTTCTTGATACACCGACTAAAATAGGAAATGTTATAGGTCAGTATGATTATTACAATATATCATATACCGCAAGTGCGGTATCAAATTACACTGTCCCACTTGAAGACATTCCTTCTGGAGCTACCATTGTAAGAAGTACAATTAATATCGGTGCTAGAAATGGAGCATATGAAGCATATTTAGATGTTGATTGGCTACCAGCATATTATAAGCCTGTTTTATCCACTGTCTCCCCTGTAGCGGGATTTTATAATCCTAATTCAATTATCAAGTTAGATTGGAATTATAGTTGCCCAGATGAAACATTGCAGAAAACATATACTATTGAGTGGAAAAATGGTTCTAGTGGAACGGTGAATACTATTACAGCCGAAAGTGCTTTAAGTGAACATAATATTCCATCTAATACTTTCCCAGCAGGTTCAGAAATTTATTGGAGAGTTAAAGCAAAATCAACCACGGATACTGAAAGTGATTTTACTGATTGGGCTATATTTAATTTATACATCGCTCCATCTGTAATAGCTTTAGAGCCTAATAATATCAATCAAAATATTGAGTTACCTATTAATGTAAGTTGGTCTAGTCAAAACCAAAGTACTTATAAACTTACATTAGATGGAAAAGTTTACACTGGAACAACTGCTAAAAACTTAATTATTCCAGCAAATATTATTACAAGTGGCACAAAAACAATGACTCTAGAGATTACATATCAAGGGGTTGGATACACAACAACAGCAACTAAAACTGTCACATTTTTAGCTTATGGTAAGCCACCAGTGCCAACTCTATTAAATAAGACAATAATTAGTACAGCTACCCCTCTTATTAAATGGAGTAGCACGGAGCAAGTATCTTATGATTTTAAAATACTAAAAGGATCAAGTAATATTGTGGCAACAGGAGAGGTTATAAGTACTTCACAACAATATAACGTAACTACCGCCTTGGAAAACAACACTACATATGCAATAAAACTAAAAGTTAAAAATCAGTATGGTTTATGGTCTGATTACGCAACTGGCACATTTACGACAAGTTTTATTGTTCCTAACACTCCTAGTATCAGTGGGTTTGCAAATATTACAAATGGAAGCATAATACTTAATGTTGAAACTGAAACAAGTCCTGAGTACAAAAATACTGAGATTTGGCGAAAAGAGCCTTATGGTGAATGGAAACGTATGGCTTATAATTTGGCAGAGGTTGATGCATGGGAGGATAGCTATGTTAAATCTAATACTGAGTATGAGTATAAAGCACGTAGCATAGGGCAAACAGGTGGCGTTGCTGAAAGTGATCCGATTGCCTTAAGTACTAAGGTAAATTATTATACTTTTTATAATGTAGAGGATTTAAATAATAATATAAGATTTGAATACAATGCTAGAATTAAGTCTAGGTATAACCGTAATAATGCATTAACTATGTATGCTGGATGTGTTGCTCCTAGCTATGAAACTGATGATATTACTTATAAAAGTTATGTTATGCAGTTTGCTACAAAAGACTATAGTCATATTGATAAATTAGCATCTCTCTTAAAGTCTTCAAAGTTGTTGTTATATAAAGATGTAAAAGGTAACAAGGCTTTTGGTCAGATTTTTGGAAGTTTTGAGCCTATTACTGATGATTTAGAAGTAACAACGATTGAATTTAATTTTACCGAACTTAGTTTCTTAGAGCAAGATGTATATGCTGGAGATAATACAGGACTTAAACTACTTATGTGGGATGGCACATGGATGTTTGACGGAACTTATGTTTTTGGGGGTGGTACTAGTGAATAATCACAGGATAATAAACTTTAAATATATTTTACTAGATAACACAGATACATTTAAAAAGCAATTATACAATGTAGAAAGTTGTAGTATAAATTATTCGTCTCTTTCACGCTTGAAAAGTAGTGCTAACATTAAAATGAAGGAAGATGAAGATATAGACTATCTTAATGACAGAATACAACCTATTGTGATACTCAATAATGTAGAGTATCCTTTAGGTGTTTTTTTAATTTGTAGTCCAAGCAGAAATATAAGTAGCATAAAAGTAACAAGAGATATTACATGCTATAGCAAACTGCAATTACTTGACGATGATAAAGTTTTAGAACGTCATTTTGTTCCAGCTGGAACTAATGTTATTAATGAAATAATTCGATTATTAGGAACTAATAGCTATAGTTTAAGTCCTAATACATTGACTACAAGTACTAACAGGGAATGGGAAATAGGAACACCCAAATTGGACATTATAAACGACTTGTTAGCAACCATAAATTATATATCATTGCTAGTAGACAATCAGGGAAAGTTCACAGCAAATCCTTATGTTTTACCGACAGATCGTGTGTTTACAATAACCTATGAAGAGGGTTTTGATAGTATTTTAATCCCTGACATGATAGAGGATTTTGATTTATTCAGTGTTCCTAATATTTTCGTTAGATATAGCAATAATCCTGATATTAACCCCCCTTTGCGTGTAGTGTATGAGAATAATAATCCGTCTAGCGTTACCAGTACAGTCAAAAGAAAACGTCCAATAGTTGATGCTGCAGAGGTAACAGACGTTGCAGATTTACAAACCCTTACAGATATATGTAAGAAAGATGCTTATAATTCAAGTAATAAATATACTCATTTAGAATTTAAAACAGGCATTAATCCAGTACATGGATATCTTGACTGTCTTTGGGTAAAGTGTGGAGATATAAACGCAAAATACATAGAAACAAGTTGGAATATGGATTTAAAAGTTGGGGGTAAAATGAATCACGTTGCAAGGAGAGTGATAGAGATATGATATTTAAATTTGCTACAGTTAAGCCAAATAATAAAATTTTATTTGACGGAGAAACGATAGAAGTTGAACTGAATAGATATTTTAGAAATGCACTTTATACTCCTGTAAATGGAGATAGGGTGTATTTTTTATTTGATAAAGAAACAAAAGTCTATGTACTGCAAGGGAAGGTGATTAAGTAATGGCTTTTAAAGAGGTTTTAACACCTATATTAGGTTTAGATGCAGATGAGCCTAAATTAGAAACAACAGCAGAATTTATGAATATGAAGTTTGATGAGTTATTAGAAAATACAAAAGATAATGCCAATAAAATAAGCATTTTATCGCAATACAGAGGGGTATTTGCTAGTGATGCAAACACTATAGCTACTAATGGATGGTGGAGAGTGCAAAATGGCGCGACTAATGTTCCTATGCCTTACGGGTTAATAGAGTCTAAGAAAATATATTTAGATGCAGATGCTAGTGGGAATTATAAATATTGGGAACAAACTTTTACAGAGTTTACCATTTCAAGTTCCACAAAGTATTATAGAACTAGCTATAACGATAGAGTCACATGGTCTCCTTGGCAGGAATTAGCCACCACGGATAAAATAGACAATCTATGGACTGGTGCTGCATCAAGTGGCGATATAACCCTTTCTGCTAGCGCTGAAAATTACCATTCTTTGATACTAAGACTTGGAAAGTCTGGCACATACTATGAGCAGATTATTGAATGTTTATCCTTGGTATACCCAGCTAAAATACATTATGCACAACCAATTACAGCGTTGCACTATGGAGGTGCGTTTGTCTTAGTCCCAAAAGTGCAAGTAACAGGTAATTTAATTTATACAATACAAACCAACCCCTCAACACTGAACCTTGTAAGCGTTAAAGGTGTTTTGAAAGGAAGTGTATAATATGCAATACTATATTACAACAATCGTCATTGATGGCGTGGCAGTTATAGACGACTATGGTACAGGGTTAGGAGACAGAGGTGAACTGATTGAAACAGACATTGAAGGAGTATTAAAACATAATTATAAAGTAGTGGGTGATGAATTGATAGCATTAACAGAGGCAGAGAAACTATTGTTAATAAAACCACCACAACCTAGTGAAATTGAAAATTTAATAGCTGAGTTTAGTATGGTAATGGCAGGAATGCAATTAGAGCAACAGCAAGCGACAGCAGAAATTACAACAGTTATGGCAATGATGATGGGGGGGATGTAAATGTTTAATGAAAACAGTCAAATCGCAAAAACGTGGGTTAATCTTATCACTAATCAGAACGACTCATACACAAGAGAGAATGTGCCTAATCTTTTTAATTTAAGAGAGGTGGTTTATTCTATGCTAGATGCAACAGAGGGAATGACAGAAAATGAAGCGACTATTTAAGAAAGTGAGGTTATTATTTATGGTATTTACAAGAGACAGTATTATCGTAAAAACGTGGGTTACGCTTGTTGTGAGTGGAGTTTATACTAGGGAGCAAGTGCCAAATTTGTTCAATCTTCAATCGGTTGTATGGGGGATATTAGATGAGCTAGTAGCATAATAAACAAATTTCAGTTTTATAAGTAGAAAACAGTAGCGCCAGAGGGCGTATTTTTTATGCCCTTTTACAAATATTATCAGGAGGTAAGAATGATAACAAATGTTACTTATTCAGACTATTTAAACACTAATAATAAAAAAGATATATCGAAAATTTCAGCAAATTTAACAGAAGAAACTACATTAGAATTAGAAATCGTATCTGAAACCGTCGAAGAAGTTACAACTAAATACTGTGAAATTACAATGACCGATGGAGTAAATGAAGTTGTAGATAAGATAGATAAATCAGATTTGAAAGAATTGATTCAAATGTATAGCGATATATATAATCAGATTTGATTTATTGCAACAAATAGGCATATATTAACAGATAAACCAATTGACTATCAAGGGCTAGATTTCTGAATAATATAATAAAATGAGGATTTTAATTGGAGTGGAAATAAAAGTCAAAAGATGAAAAATTATAAAGCAGTCAGACCTCCACATCCAGAAAATATATCTAGTGTGTGTGCTAATTTTTAGCTAAAATTATTGACAATACCAATTAAGGGTTGTAAACTTAAATATGTAACATAGTTGATTGAAAGTTATATATAGAAATTCATCTTATGATGAACAGGAGAAAAGAAAAGGTTTGGTGTACCTTGATTTATCTCTCTATGTATGTACAGAGTTATTGGAGTGATTAACCAATAATCCTAAGTACGAAGAATTTAATAGACGAGATTAGTTTGTTCGAGCATCCTAATAGCGTCTATTTTTGTGTAAAATATTCCCATACCATTCGAGTGATATGGGAGTGTACATTATTGTTGCTGAGTTATAGTGTAATTATTGTTAATAATAGTAGTGCTCATGTTGATGTTAAAATTGTTTGTTACATCAAAAGTAAATGTAACCAGACTGCAAATTAGATTAATTACTGCAATCATTTTTAAAACGGTGTGTTTAGATTTTTTCACTATGTAAATACCCCTTTCCTTAGAGTATAGTACGTACTACAAAGATATTGTAACATATAATTTTTAAAATGTGCAAGCCATTTGGAGCATATATGGATGCCTATATCATAGATAAATAATTACATGATTGCGGTGTTGAATTTGGATAACCATTTTCAACAAAGCATCCTAACCCTCACCCCATCCGCCACAACATTCTAACTAATTCCCATATTCTCAATATAGTGTTATAATGTGACAAGAGGATAATACTATTGAGGGGATTTGGTGATAATGGAAAAAGATAATAAAGTTAGAAAAAATGTTGTAATATATGTTGATTATGAAAATGTTCATAAAACACTACTTAAAGAACATAAGAATTTATTAGGTATGGGATTTTTTGAAAAATTGACAAAATGGTGTGAAGAAAACAATATGAGGATAATGGATATTATTGTTTATTGTAATTTTGACTTAAAAGATTTATATGAGTCCAACCATCAAACAAAATTACAGGAGTATGGTATTGAAACTGTACACACATCAAATAAAGGAAAGAATTTTTCTGATTTAAAAATCACGGCAGACTTATTAGAACAAATGCATACAAATAATAATATTGATGGGTTTATATTGATCTCCAATGATAAAGATATGACACCAGTAATAAAGGCTGTTAAAAAGTATAAAGAGTTTATCTATTTAATAGTTTGTGGCAATGAATATGATAAGTCTTTATTGAATTTCCCTGACAAAATTATAAATATTGATAATATTGAAAAAATATTAATAACCGAAGATTTAGAAATTGAGAAGTATTATAAATCCATATATAATAATTTACATGAATATTTGATTATAAAACATAAAGACTATATTACAAACAATAAAAATATCGTTCACCATGGACTGGATTTTTATATAAATAAATCATTTTCACATTTTAATATAATGAAATATGAATTTGCAAATATTATAAAACAGCTAGTTGAAGAAGAAGCGATGATGGTATATAATTATAAGTATTATGATAGTAGGATGAAATGCGATCAAACTGGTGTGGCGATACTCACATCCGAATTAAAACAAATATATATAGACGGGAACATCATCACAGAAAGCAATATTATAGCTAATTATGATTTTGATGCTATGATTAATAAATTATATGAAAGTTATATAAAAATAGTTGACAAAAATTAAGAATTATCATATTATAATATTAAGAAAATGAGTTTTACCAAGATTAATATTTGTTTTACCAAGAAAATGAGTTTTATTAAGATTTATAATTGTTTTACCAAGAGAAAACAAAAGCACCTTGTCAAATATTATAAATACAAGGTGCTTTTGTTATATACAAAATTGAATAAAAAATTAAGACCTGTCGAATGAGATAGGTCTTTTTTTGTTGTGGGTGGAATTAGCGGGGGGAATTGTGTTAGATAAAAAGAAAGAAGGGGATTCAGTGGATAAAATGTTTAATGGAACAAGCATTGTCTTTGGAACAATTGGAGGTAGTGTTATAGGTTTACTTGGTGGCTGGGATAAGGCACTATATGCTCTTGTAATTGTTGTCATATTAGATTATATAACAGGTATGTTAAAGGCCATATTTAATAAGCAGCTATCAAGTGAGATAGGGTATAAGGGGATTATAAAGAAGATACTTATATTTGTAGTCGTTGTTTTAGCAAATATATTACAGGTTAATATGGGAATAGAGATACCTTTAAGGGAAATTGTTATTACATTTTTTGCGTGTAATGAGGGGCTTAGTATTTTAGAAAATTCCAGTCAGATGGGATTACCAATTCCTCAAAAAATTAAGGACGTATTGCTTCAATTAAGAGGGAACAATGATAAAGGAACGGAGGTTAAATGATGGCGACTGTAGCATGTAGAGATATAGATAAACTTACTCCAGAGACAAAGATATTGTGCCTTAGATTCTTAGACGAATGTAAAAAACAAGGATTGAATATAGGTATATCGGAGACTTGGAGAAGTGCTGAAAGACAGAAAGAAATGATTGCTAAAGGTGCTAGTAAAATAGCACGCTCTAAGCATCAGGATGGGCTTGCATTTGATTTTTATAACAATCAGGGAGGTAATCTATATCCAGATGATATCATACGTAAATGTGGTGCTATTGGCAAGAAATTAGGATTGTATTGGGGTGGAGACTTTAAAGGATTCTATGATAGTGGACATCTTGAAAATGACAATCCAGTAGGTACTATAAAGGATGATGATACATATTTAATTGCAGTCAATAAGTTAGCCCAAAAAGGTGTTATTTCTTCCCCAGATGTGTGGAAAAATATTACACAGGCTAATGTTAAGGTTGACAATGTAAAGAGTTTGATTATTAAATTTGCAAGCAAGTTATAGGGCTACTGTGCGAAATGGTAGCCTTGTGTTTAATTCCAGCACAGAGAATACTGATTGGTCAAAAGTTTAAAGAAAGACTAATTCAAGAAGCAAAAGAAAATCAAATTAAAGCTGGAAAAATTTTCGGTGAAAATCATCCAAAAGACAAGAGCTTTTCTCCGAAAGGAGAAACCCTCTTAAAAACAAAAGTTCATACTGAAAAAGAATTAGCAAAACTGATTGGAGTTGGTAGTGGTACATTGGCTAGATTCGATCAAGTTATGAAAAGTGAAAATGAAATCATAGACAATCAGAATTAAATGGTAAAAATGTGCTTGAAATTTCAAGGGGTGGCTATTATGCCCCCGCTTTTTAGTTGTCACTATTTTGTGACACCATTTTAAGGATACACATAATTTGTGTGACCTATATCAAACGTAGTAAACACTTTACCACCTAACGTCGCATATCTCGACCTCAGATTTGAGGGGCAGATATTCATAATATAAAATAATTGAAATATATAGGTTGTTGATTATTTTCGGAAATATTAGTATAATCAAATAAAAACAAATGGAGGTATTAGCGTGAAGAAATCATTGTTATTTATAGGAACTTTATTATTAGCGTTTACAATAGGAGCAGCTACAGGAACAAAAATTTCTGCTACATTACAAAATCAATCAATTGTTTATAACGGTGCTACGTCTACACAAAAGGTAATATCATATAATGGTACTACATATGTTCCATTAAGAGGGTTCAGTGATCTTGTTAAAATTCCAGTAAAATATAGTAATAGTACTATATATTTAGGGGCAAATAACACTGAAAGCACTCCAATTGCGTCTACCAAGGATAAATATACCTTTATCATCAATAGTGTTGAAACAGGCGTTAATTATGAAGATAAACAAGTTGCTATTGTCAATATTTCATTTGCAAATAATAGCGGAGAAACACAATCACCATTAGGAAGTTTATATAGTGTAAATGCATATCAGAATGGCGTAGAATTAGAAGCATCTTTTGACGGAGATTTAACAGAAAACGACTCATATGTAAGTGTATTAAGTGGAAGTACATTAAAATATGGTCAACTATTTGTGCTAAAAGACAAATCACCAATTACAATTGAGATAGCTGAATTTTTAGGGGATAAGAAAATAAGTAAAACTTTTAATATAAATTAGGCGGTGATTTAATGGGATTTAGATTTAATAAGCGTATAAAATTATGTAAAGGCATATCTTTAAACATAGGTAAAAATGGAATTACTCCAAGCGTGAAAATTGGAAATGTCAGTTTAAATACTAAAGGAAGAACAACGTTAAGTGTGCCAAAAACAGGAATTAGTTTTAGTACAAATGTAAAGTCTAAAAGCAATAAAAGTTTCTGGAAAAGGTTATTTGGATTTAAATAATAACATATGGAGGTGTAATATGTGGTTTTTTATATGTTTAGGACTATGTTTATTCCTTTGGCTAGGTGTTCCTAAAATTGATACGAAAGCAAAATAAGAAGAATATTTTAAGAGGGGTGGCTGATATGCACACCCTTTTTTAGTTGTTCTTTATTTTAATTCCTTTGCGTTGCATATTATCAAGAGGACTATAATCATCAAAATTTTGTTTTAAATCATCATTAGTTATTAGCAAATATACTCTTGTAGTTTCTATTTTTGAATGACCTAAGATGTTTTGTAAATATACAATATTACCGCCATTTTTAAGATAATTATATGCAAAAGTATGCCTAAATAAATGTACGGATGTTTTTGTGACTCCACGTTTTAAATTATAGTCTCTTATAGTTTGCTTTAATGCTTCTCTATCCATCTGATCGCCATATAAGGTAACAAACAAATAATCATCGACATTATGTTGGTATAAAGATAGATAGTGCTTTAAAGTCTGTTTTAATGCAGTAGACAAGGGAATATAGTATTGTTTACTGGTTTTGGTTTTATCAAGAAATATGGTATTGTTCACAAAGTCTATATCAGATATTTTTAAATTAATTAATGTTCTGCATCTTATTCCAGTTCCAATAAAAGTTGATACTATAGCATGATTTCGCCATTGAGTATAGGATTGTATTTTAGGCTTTTCAAGAAGTTGTTTAATTTCATCTTCTGTATATGGTTGCTTAATATTTCGCTCCTGTTTTATCATAGGAAAATCTATATTAATATTACCAAATTTTAAAAATACATTAATTGATTTTAGTCGTGTTTTAATACTAGTGTTGTTATTTCCTCTTTGCTGTAAATATAAAACAAATTTATTAATATCATTCTTATCAATATTTTCCATCTTTTTATTACCTATAAACTCAACAAACATACCACAAGCATTGGAATAATTTTCTAAAGTTGACTTGCTTAATCCTCTGACTTTACAATCCTCAATAAACATACCCATTACTTCATTTATACAAGTTTCTTCTTTATTAATGGTATTTATTTTTAAGGCTTTTTTCAT